TAAACTGCTCTTCAGACATCCAACATTCCATTGCGTCCCAAGGCTGTATCTTCTTGTCAGTATAATGACTACCACCAAGCTGATACTCACGAGCCATTTCTCCAAAGTCACTCAAGTCGTCAAACCTCCTACTCATCCTCCAAGTCCTCAAGAAAATAGTCGAGCTTGGCTTCTACTTTATCATTAAACCTGTCGACCAGTTCCTCTGAGGTAATCTCAAGCACCTCAAGGACACTGATCTCGTCCTGTTGTTTCAAGCGGTCACACACATCGGTAAATGTTAGCATACTTCCGCTTCCTTAAGAAGTTCAGTAATGGTCTCGACAGTGTAGTACCTAAAACCATTCTTGTTAGCCCATTCAGCCATTGTGAACTTAGTCCCATCATTTCGTCTCCTTGCTCTTGGCATTGGTGTGTCTGGGTGATAAAACACAAACACTAACTCTAGCTTTAGCATATCAAGTATTAAACTCTTTCGTATGTCTACATACTTTCGTGCTTCTTCAGAGTCTCTAAAGCGACCCTTGGCCTCTATCAGGAAGTCTCCCACTACAAAATCTGGTTCGTATACTTTCTCCTGTGTGTAGTGCACCCGACCAGTGTGGTACTGACACGGCTTGAGTACGCCTGTGTGCAACTCATACTCAAACCAACTATCATAGCCCTTAGGAGGTTTTCCTTTCTTGCTCATAGGGCGTCCATCCAAGTTAATTCACTTTCATCTTCCGATTGGAGATCCTCAATGGATAAGTTAAAGCAATCGGCTTTGACTGTGTAATTATTTGAAGGATCAATATCTCCTTTTTTTAATTCCCTAGCTAGCTCAAAATATTTATCATGTGAAATAAGTCCCAAGAACCAACAAACAGTGTAATCATTCTTAACTCGACAAAAAGCGTATTTGTCGCATTGTTGATGTAAACTAAACCGGGCAACAGAGCAGTCATAATGTGTCTTGGGCTCGACAGATGTTCGCTTAGTCTTTACATCAACGGTTGATCCGTCCGGTAGCACTAAATCATAATCTTTCGTATTCTGACGCTTTGCATTCAATAGATCAGCTACAATAAGTTCTCCAATAAAACCGGCCACATTCCCTTGACCGCTTGTGATACTGTTGTGTAGCTTTCCCAGATCCTCAGCTAAGTCTCTTGCTTGTAGAAGAATGTCATCACTTACTCTGACCTCTAACATTATGAGACCTCCTTAAGTTGTAGCTCAGGAACCTTAGGCTCGTTAGCCACCTCTGTTAAAAACCTTACACCAGTAGAATAGATAAATCCTCTTAAGGTGGGGTAACAGTGGAGCTTGTAGCCGCAGTACGAGCAACCCGTAGCGAGCTTTTTGTTTCCAGACTTCCCATCGTCCACGGGCTCGTGACAGAAGGACGGAGGTTCTGGAAGCTCCACCACCTTTTTTACGTGGCGTACTCGCTCTGCAATGTCATAGCTAATCACAGAGTGAACAGGGGCCTGTGTGTCTTCCTCATCATACTCAAGGTAACACAGGTGACCATTCTGCTTGTCAATAGCAATCCATCCGTACTTAGTGTCACCCTCAGAGTGAGCGTAGGCTTTTAACTGAGCCACATAACCAAAGGGGTCGTCAAAGGCAAGCGTAGCATCCTTGAACTTCTTGAAGCCGTAGGTTGAAGTTGACTTAACGTCAACCAGTCGACCATCAATGCGGGCATCCATAGATCCCTTGACGCCCTCGACCTCACAAAGCTTTTGTTCGTCTGCTACGGTATGTCCTGCCATGCGAGTCAAGAACAAGATCAGTTCTTCAATCATATGTCCGTACATGAACTTAATGTAGTTATGCGGCTTCATCTTCTCTTGCGAGTATTTGTTCGCAGAGTACCAAAGCTGACGATCATCTTTACCAATGGCAGACAAGCGGAGCTTGCGACCATCACGCATGGATGGCTTGAACTCTTTCTTCATGAGGTTCTTCATGGCCTCACCAAAGCGTTCAATCTCCGCATCAACGTCTACGTCTTTAGGAGTATTGCGGTTCTCCATCAGGGCGTAGATGTCGTCTACCAGTGTGTAAATTGATTTATCCATCATCTTCTTCCATCATACATTCGTTGATTACATTATGGCCTAGAAGATTAGCCGCTACGTTGCAACGCTTAGATTGCCATACGTACCGTTTTTCAATTAAGCGCACAAAGTCAATAAGTTTTTGTGCATCCTCAGTGCCAATAGCAAGCTCTGACAAACGCTCTTCAAAGTCTTCTAGTGTATAAATATTCTGAGTCATATCGTTCTCCTGTTACTATTCTAATAGTATAACACATTAATGGGTCTCTGCCCAGTTATTTCCAATTTTATATTCACCATCCAGAGGACACTTGAGATCCAAGGCAATCCCTGCGGCCTTGATGGACTCAACCATCAACCAACCGACCTTGTCAGCGTGTTTCTCAGGAGCCTCTAACTGGTATTCGTCGTGGATTGACCCCAAGAGCTTGTACGTCAGATTCCACTTAGGAGCATACTCTGTGAAGATCGCTAGAGCTTTCTTCATGACGACTGCCCCGGCAGACTGAAGGAGTGTATTCAGGGCAGAATGTTCACTTCTGATGTGAAGGCATCGTCCGTCCAGTCCTCTAAGATAGCCCCGCTGTGCGGCAATGGAGACTCTTTCTCTAAGCTCTGCAAGTGCGGGAGTATTTTCGAGAAAGCGTTGTCTAAGTCTCGCTCCAGTCCTCTGACTTCCATCCACAATAGAGCCGATCTTAGCGTCTCCTGCTCCGTAGAGGAAGGCGTATATAAATGTCTTTGCCTGAGCCCGTGTAGACAAGCCTGCATTGACTTGGTTTGTTGTATGAATATCTCCGTTAAGGATTTCATTAGTGTACTCCTTGTCGTTCATAAATGAAGCAAGCATCCTAAGCTCTAGCCCTGAAGCGTCCACACCTACTAGCTTGTGACCTTCTGGAACAATCCAACAAGCACGGCACTCGTAACCATAGGGGGCTCCTACGGCAGGAACTTGTGCCATGTTGGGCGAGCTATGCGTCATACGTCCTGTGACTGCTCCAATGGCGTTGACCTGTCCATGCACTCGACCGTCCTCCTCGACTGCGTCAAGCCATGATTGGACTTGTGCGATCCTCTTGCCAACCATGAGATACTCCGCAATAAGCTGAGCCTCAGGTATATCAGTAACAGCTTCCAATGTCTTCTCGTCGACAATAGCCTGACCAGTCTCCGTAAACTTCTCTGGTTTCCAACCAAAGAGCCTAAGATACCTCCCGATCTGCTGTCGAGATCCTAAGTTGAACTCAGGCCAGTCAATGCGAGAGAAGGGGCCGCCTACTTGCGTCCAGTTGTCGCCTAGGAACTTGAGCCCCACCGACGAAAGCGAACCCTCTTTCTTGTACTTTGGAGTAATCTCCTTGACAAAGGTAGGTAGTGGACGAAATTTTTCATGTACGGCTTCTTCAAGATCATATTGTTTCTCCTTTAGTTCTGCTACTAAGTCAGTAGCCTTACGCTCATCTAAGAGCCAACCGTTCTGGATTTGAGTTGTAATTGCACGTTGTACTGAGTGCTCAAGAGCAATGCTGTTATCTCCAAACTCACTAAGAAGCCCACTGAGTTTCTCGTATAGTCGTTGAGTAACGCTAACGTCTTGCTTGCAATACTCCACCATCTCTGGCGTAAGCGCAGACCAATCATGATAGTCTCCTTTTGGAAAGTTTAGACGCTCACCCCATGCGGCAAGTGAATGTCCTCCCTCTAATTGTGGATTGTATAAACGTGACATCACCAATGTGTCGATGATTTCGCCTTTTATCGACACGTTCAAGAGTCGCTCAACCGCAGGAATATCGTAACCAATCAAGTTGTGACCAATGTGCACCGTCACGTCAGAGAATAATTCTTCAACCATCTCTTTCGTTGGGTTCTCAAGTGTGTACATATTGTCACCCTTGATAGCACACATGCACCATATCTTAGTTGGCTTGAGGCCGTTGGTCTCAATATCCCACACGCACTGCATTAGAACTCCTCAATGTTGTTTGCTTCATGAACTTCTGGTTTCTCACCTCTTTCTAGTCTACCAGTTAATGCATTGTAGTACAACCAACCTGCCGATCCTGTAATGCCTGTGCGACGACACTTGACGACCTGAACTTGTGTGCTGTTCCTTGCATACTCGTCCTCCGCCATCTTGTCACGACTCAAAAGAATCGTGTTGAATGCAATCTGATTAATAGAGCCTGAGCCCTTCAGATCGTACTCGTTGACATTGTGTGGATTCGTCAGACTAGGCTTGCGCATATGACTGACCACAATGATGGACACATCGGTCTCCTTGGCTAGCTTGAGCAACCGATCCATGAACTCGTCAATGGTCTCGTTGCTGTTGCTAGTGACTGCCGCCTGTAACGGGTCAATAATCAACACATCACAACCGTTGCCTTTGACCATCGCACGGAGCTTCAAGAACAACTCATCGGTATCGACAGCACCGTTATGATCTAGCAGTAAGATCCGACCGTCAGTGATGATGTCTGACCGTAGTTGATCGTAGTCAATGTTCTTACGATCCTCAAGGGACAGATTGTGTCCTGTGTGAACAGTCAATAGACTCTCGACAGCTTCACCATTGGATGCCTCAAGGAACGCACAGCCAATCGTCTTACTGGTATTCTTCCAGAAGTGATAGGCGATCTCGTTGACCATAGTGGTCTTACCAACAGACGTGAGTGCACCGATGACAGTGATCTCTCCTGCGGCAATGCCTCCGTTCAACATAGAGTTCAGCATCCCGAATGACTCAGGGAAGGGAATGACCTCCTCTGTGCCACGCTTGATAAAGTCACTCCAAGCATCCTCAAGGGTAATCACCCCGGTCATGCGGTATGCTTTCGCTTCCCACCATTCAGCAGTGAATTGTCTGACCTTGTTGTTCTTAAGGTAGTCTGAGGCGTCCTTAAACGCCCCTAGCGTGACGATCTTGGCCTTGTTAGGGCTGAGTACCTGAGCACACTTCTCTGCGGCTTCACGACCTGCAGGATCATTGTCGAAACAGATGACGACATTCTCAAAGCCCTCAAGCCACTCTAGGTTCTGCTTGAAGTCCTTGACTGCACCACCTGCACCTTTGGACACTGAGACCACAGAATAGCGTGACCCTAGCATCTCATAAGCGGCCAGTGCGTCCAGTTCACCCTCGACGACAGTCACGTATCGACCACCTGACTTGAACAGTTGCTGACCGAACAGGACATTGTGACGCATATCACCACGAGTGCTAAAATCCTTAGTCGCCACGGTGCGAACCTTGGAGCCGATCAGCTTACCGTCCTTATCGTAGTACGGGTAATACTGCTTTGTATCGTCTGACGTTACACCGTAGCGTTTCACAGTGTCGAGAGATATCCGACGATCTGTGATTGCCATTGGTGTACCGTACATTTCGACAGGCTTATTGTAGTTGACGACATTGCTTTCAATAGCTTCCAATCCGTCGACCTCCTTGAAATGAGTTAGGCAGTTAAAACAATACCCATGACCATCTGAGTAAGTAGCGAGAGCATCACTGCTCCCGCACTTGTTACACCCTTGATGGCCTAGGAACTCAGAACTCTCCATCGTCCTCAATGTCCATCTCCCCCTTCTCGACAACACGGACAGCCTGTAAGTACACAGAAGTGCCGTGGACAGGATGAGGGTTGCCAAGGTTGTACTTGATACGCACCTTGTCACCGTAGCGTACAGACGCCTTGCTCACAGGCTCACCATCATTGTCAATGACAGGGAACTCGTCGAACTTGGTAGCGAACTTGCGCTGTGGGATATTCTTGTACTCACGGATCTTGACGCCTTCCGCCTTCAGCTTCTCAGCTTCAGGTTCGTCAAGGGCAAGGACGATTGAGTATTTGCCAGTTGATTGGCCGTTGTAGACTTCATGCTCTGCTAGGTTAGCAAAAGCGACAGTACCATTAATTACAGACATTATCTGACCTCCTTAGGTTCAGGTGTTGCGATGCGGATGTCTTGCAGAGCCGCACCTAGTTCCAAAAGATGCTTGCCCGACATGGTCGACAGCAAGGCATCGTATTGCGGTTCAGGGTCGTCGATCTGGTCAAAGACTCTGTTCCGTAATTCTAATAGTATAATTGAAGTTGAGACATCATTCAACATAATTCTTTTACCTCTTGACGAAACTCCTTGTACTCTAAGGTGTACTTAAGTTTCTTCTTAATGTTAGTCCTTTTGATATTAGTCCTCAGGTTCTTCTGAAGAACCTTGGTACTCTTTAGTAACATTATACTCTCCTTTGAGTTCAGAGTCAAACACTGCTTGTCTAGTTGCAGTCAAGCACTCTAAGCACAGATCAAAGTAACCATCACCTTGGCTGTCTTTCAAGGTCGACTCATAGTCACTCAATTCAACATTACACGCTCTACATCTCATCGTTTAGTCCTCTAAGAAATCTTTAATACTTAAGTATATGCCTTCAATCAAACAGACTGTCACCACAGCCACTAAAGCAGTCCCTAAGAGTGTCAAGACGACAATCAACTCAGAGACTGCTTGATCTTCCTGTCGTTCAGTCATCTTTACCCTTAAGGTACAAAAGTACCCACGAGAGAAATCCACCAGTCACCATTGCTATCGCAATTGTACCGATTCCAAGGAGCGCAAAGTCTGCAAAAGCTATCGTTTCCATGTCTTGATGGCCTCCTCTAGCCGACGATCATGTAAAGAGCCGCTAGGAGCCACAGAAAGCTCCTGTGCTCGACGTTTGTAATATTCTGATAGTGACCTATTACCCTGCCAGTCGAACTCCTCAGAGAGGAATTGACACCATCGACTAGCGGACTCAAAAGTGAGCCCTCCAGTCAACAGATCACGCTCTACAGGTGGTACCTTGTTCACCTAGTGACCCTCCAGTTTCCAAAGTAAACGTCAACGTCTGCCTCTGTCTCAATCCAGACCTTTGCACCACATGAGAGAGGCTTATCGGGGCTGTAGACCAGTTCAGAGTCGCCCTTGATGACGACACGATCTCCCTTGAGGTTCTCTTTGTAGGTCTTGACGGTGAAGACCGGAAGATCCTCGCCTTTGCTGTTAGCACGGATGTTGTGCTGATTCACATGGATTCGTTTAATCATCATATTTCTCCTGTTCGTATCGTGCTTCACCCTCTGCATCCATTCGCTGTTGCAGTTGGTATTCGTCCCAAGCCTCATCTGCTGTCGAGCCGGTGATCGTCTCGTAGACGTCAAACCAGACAGCATCAGTTTGCTTCTGTTGAGTGATCGCAAAGATCACCTCCTCAATGACCCACTGAAGCTGTGGGTCGTACTGTTGTTCATGGTCAGTCATGATTAATCCTCCCAGTTGTAGTATGCATAGTCACGAGCGTCGGCAAAGATCGACGCAAGGCCCATCAAAAGGGGTCGCTCAGGTGTACCGTCGTGGTAACCCTGATCATCTTGATAGCCGTCAATCGTAGCGTCGCCCTGCTTGTTGTGAATCGTAAAGTACACCGTCAGGGGCGACCTGTCGGCGTACCAAGTGTCAAGAAAGAAATCCATTACACACCTCCTCAGTAATTGATCCTGTACGTCCAACCTACGGCCTCTTGGCCCCTGATTAGACCCGCCTCACACCATTGGCCGAAATAGACAGCCGCACAGTGCGCTAGGGTCTTCCTGATCTCACGATCAGTCACACGCTCGCCCTTAGGCATCACGGTAGCATACACCAACTCATGATCGCCACCGTTCCGGTCGATCTCAATCGTGAAGTGGTAGGTGTTGCCGTTGGTATGTGGATACATACCGCTGATGATGATCTGATCCTGAGTGATCCTGATCTTTTCGTCTCTCATGATTGCTCCTCCTCAGGTGCCATGTCTGCCTGCAATCTCAACAACGAGGCCATCGCTCGTCGTGCTTGCATCTGTTGCCGTTCATCCATGCTCTCATACATGGCGTCCAAGTCCTGCATCATTCGTTGCAAGGTCTGTTGTTGTTCAGTCATTGGTGCTCTCCTCTTGTTTAGCTACCCAGACCGCCACAGTGTGACGGTTTCGGCCTTGCTTAAGGGCCTCATCAGTGGGCGTTTAGACGTTTCGTGATGCGTTCGCCTAGTGGATCATCCCCCTCGACAAAACGCCTGAGGCAGTGCCGAATGGGTGGCTTGGGTGACAGCCCTCCAAAGAGGACTTCATTCAGGCCACCGATCCAGTGCTCGACGATGCGGACATCTGGGGCATACTCTCCGTGTCGCTCAAGCTGACGCTTGAGGCGGTAGGCGGCTTCCTTGGCTTGCTCAATGTGAGCGTAGATCTGTTCGTAGTCGTTCATGCTTTCTCTCCTATGCGACGACTGCAATGACTGCGGCATCGTACCACTCAGGATACGCACCGTACTTCTTGAGGATCTTGACAATCTCCTGACTGGTGCCTTGATCATCGTAGAGGCTGTTGCTCGATTCGCAGTAGTAGTCACCTGCGCTCATGCTTTTGGCCTCGACCCACTTTTCACAGTTGATCTTGAGGTCACCTTCATACTCCCAGTCAGTCATCACGACATCGCCCCAACCTGCTTTGGTCAGTGCGGTGATGATCGCTGTGCGCTTACGTTCTTTCATGGGGTCTCTCCTTCTGTGTTGACTTCCCAGACGCCCGAAGGCGTTTCGGCTCCTGCCACGGAGCCTCATCAGTGGGTGATTAATTCAAGCTCGCCCTCATACATACTCTGAGGGTTGTTGCGTAAGTCAGGCTGTACCCACCAAAGGCGTTGACTGCCTTCAGTGCCCCAGTAACACTCAATCTCTCCCTCGTGATACAGCCGGTATCCACAAGGGAATTGCTCGACAAGCCACCGCACACGGTCGCCTTTTTTGAATGCGTCGTCATCTTTCATGGGGTCTCTCCTTTTGTGTTGACTTCCCAGACGACCACTGGCGGAAGTGCTTCCCGCCCTTTGTGATCGTTTCGGCCCCTGTCACAGGGCCTCATCAGTGGGTTACTTGCGAGCTTCTTGCCACGGCTTGATAAGCGTCTCATGGAACCAGTCGTCAATCCATTGATCGGAGTTCTTTCCAGTCCAGTCTCCGCCCCCATTGGTGTGGGTGTAGTTGATTGAGTAGTCGCTGATTGTCTCGTCATCATTGACAAACAAGTTGACCTGAGCAAAACCACGGTAGCACCTGTCGCTGTCGTAGAACTTGAGCACCGGCAGATCGTCCAGTGCTTCGACCATGTCCTTGACCTCGTCGTAGCTCGTGGAGTTGTCAACCTCCAGACCTTCCTCTGAGTAGACGTCAATGCTGAAGCCCTGTGCTAGGGCCTCCTTGATGAGTGATTGATATGCTTTCATGCTTCGCTCCTCGCCATCTTGTACAACTCGTCCTGTGAGACCGTCTGAGCCTCGACACCCTGCAACCATTGGTTGATGTGGCGTGAGGTAGTCACCGACCAGAACAGGTCAGTCCTGAGGTACTCGTGATCGCTGTAGCGCAGAGCCGCAACAGGCGTCTCGTAGCTGAACAGGATCTCGCAGTCGTCCATTTTGATTAGCGTCATATTTGAACCTAGCTTCTTGAGTTTCATCATGTGTCTCCTTTGATTGTGAACTCAGTACAGCACCCGTTGCCCAGATGCTGTAGTCAGTCCACACAGGCAACCGAAAGGCCGCCTGTGGAGTCTGTGACCGTCCTGCACTTGACCTTGCCGGTGATCAGTCAGTGGCGTCGCTACTATGAGGCAGGGAGTTCGACCCGCTCCGCTATCGGATCGACCCAGAGAGTGAGGGAGACAACCAACCAGAGAGCCAAGCCACTCTGGGGAGATCGCCGCACCTGTCATCTGAGCCGGTAGCCCGACTTGGAGCAGTTGCCACCGACTGACACTCTTGAGGTCAGACGGCTAGTCATTGACTTGTTAAAGAACTGTTGGAGCCGCTTGGGGCTTCCTTCCCTCCGGGGCCGCCGGTCAGGAATTGGGGCGACTATAGTCCCTAGTTTTTTCTGGTCAACCCCAGTCAACCCCAAACTAGACTAAAGTATAATACAAACTAGACCAAAGTATGATGCATTAAGTGCACTTTGGTACAGTTAGTAACACCTTCAGACCCCCCGCACAAAGCACTGCAACAAGTCAACAAATATTTACAAATTGACATAAATTAAATTTGTCAAGTGTTTTCTTTTGGGTTGCTTGGGTGTTGCTTGGGTGTGTCCTGAGGGTACTACTCAGGCACACACATCTGCACACTCAGGCACCCATCAGCAACACACTGCCCCATGTGACCACTTGAGTGACCCTGTGGATACCCTGTGGATAACTTATGCACACCCTGTGGATCACTTGTGGATTGCCTGTGTGTTACCTGTGTGTTTCCTGTGGATAAGTAGGCCAGGGTGTCCTAAGGGGGCGGGGGGTGCCTAATGTTCTATTGATATTTCAGTGTACCCACCCAGACTTGCTAAGGAAACCCTCAGGAAACCCCTAAGAAATACCTAAAAAATGACTAAAAGAAACACATTGGTCACACTAAGGTAATTATTTGATATC